GTACGGCGGCCACTTTGCACACGGAGAGCATAGTCCCAGTTCTTGTCAAAATATATGGTGTTGCACAGGTGCTGCATGTTCAGCCCCAGCGATTCCTTCTGGTAACTCAGCACGGTAGCCTTCGGAAAATGCTTCCTGCAGGCCTCATGGCTGTCAATATATTTGCAAAAGATCAGCGTGCGCTCCTGGTCTACTTCTTTGAATAGCTCATCAAGCACATCAAACTTTTCTTCGGTACAGCAGTATGAGTGCTGCATTTTCTGTGTCATTTCAAGGAAGATATTGTTGTTCTTCCACAGCAGTGTCTCATTGTCCAGGAACTTTTTCTTCAAGCGGTAATATTCCTCGCTGCTTTCCCGATCAAGGATGTATGTTAGCGTATTGTAGTACTGCTTTATCTGCAGCGAAAGATCGCACTCATACACATAGTGCCTGATCAGGCCGTACAGGTAGTCTATATTTTCGTAACCGGTAATGAACTCCTTAGTATATGCCTTATAGCTTCCGAAGCGCTTTGTTACCCTGGTATATTCGCAGAATGTATTTTTAAATTCTGCCATATCCATGTTTAGAATTTTCGGCGATAGGAACTGCATCTGGCTCCATAAGTCGAGAAGGTTGCGGCTGAGCGGAGTGCCGTTCAGGATCAACCTATAAGTTGATAATGCCCCGAAGTCGATCAGTCGCTTAGTTCTTTTGGCATCGGAATTTTTGATCTTCAGGCTTTCGTCAACTATAATGAAGGAGTTCTGAGCGCACTCCAGCTTCCGGCGAAGTTCAAGATATATACGGTCTGAACTTTGCAGGCTCTCTATTCCGATGTGATCCACGTGATCACAGTGGAATCCTCCCCAGCGGGCAATTTCTGTTTTCACTCCTTCCGGCCGGTGGATGGTCTGATACGGACCTATCCACAACACGTAATCCACATCCTGGATATCGTTGACCAGTTCAACGGCTATCCGGGTTTTTCCGGTGCCCGGCTCCATGAACAAGGCTCCGACTTTATAATGCCGGAGCTTGTCTATTGCGGTATGCTGATCAGCGAATAAGGTCTGCATTATCTGACAAATTTTATTTCTTGACCTCTATATCCAAAAGATGCAAAAAATTTACCTCCTGAATAATATCCTAATTGTTCGCCTAATTTTTTAGTAGTTAGAATAATTTGAGAATTATATAAATTATTCCCTATAATCAATTCAAGATCACATTCACAAGTTCTACGTCCATCACTGGCAATTGTATAGTTTTTTGTAATATTTTTTGCAATCTCAACGGCTTTAACCAATTCTTCAGTTAAAGTCCCATTATATGATAATCCTTCTGATTGTATGATATTCATTTTCTTAATTCTTTAATTGGTTCAACAATTTTATTTACTTTCTCAGGCTTATGCCGTTCCACTATAACTGACTGAAAATCTCGCCATTCCTTTGTAACGGTGTTGACAATAAACTGGCGTATTTTCCTCTTATGCTGGAACATGCCGGAGCAATACGTTGACACATAGATGTGTGTGCCAGTATCCTCAAAATACCATCCGGCATATACACGCCGGCGTGTACGATTTTGAGTAACCACGACATATTTGTCGTGGTACTCAATATCGTGGTATTTAACCTGACATGCAGATACTATAATTTCGTTTTGCTGTATGAAATCCCGTTGCATATGAATTCAAAATTATAGATATCATTTTTGTCAATTAGCTTTTCTTCAAGCATGGTACATGCATATTTAGCCACTTCATACCAATATTCTTTATTATTGCTTGTGGCTGGAATAATAGAATCTAAATAAGGCTTTTCTACGTGTGTTGCACATGTTTTATCATGCGCTAAATTATAATCATATCCAAAGCCCCATGTTTTAACGCCATTAGGCGCAGTTCCTAATTTTATAAATATTTTTTTCATTTTTGTAATTCTTTATTTGGTTTAACAATTTTATTTATTTTCTCCGGCTTATGGTGCTCTACCGTGTATGTCGGCAGCATATCTCCGCTGTCGCTGTCGAACCAGCGTTCCTTCTTAGTAGAGTATTGCAGGTTTTTCTTTTCCAATATCCATGCGGAGATAAAATAAGCATAGGATTTTTGCACCTCATAATCCTGGCCAAAAACCTGCGAAGCTGGTATCAGGGCTTCACTACCATCAAATCCGGTCGCCTTATAGCACTTATCGGAAATGCGTGTGAGGCTCGAAAGCCTCACACTGTAGCATTTTACCTTACTCATGGCTTCTTATAAAATTCAATTTTGCAATTTCTCTTTCCAAAATCTTTGCATAAATTGACTTGAGAAGCTTGTCGGCATTTTTTATTTTTACGTATAAATGGCTGCCGAAATTGTAATCATTAGAATAATATCTGAAACCATATTTTTCAATGCCATCATACAAGGCTGCGGCCTGTGCTGCGAAATGCTTACCAGAGTAACTTGTTGTCCCGTTATGCCACACACGGTTGTAGCAGATATAAAAATTATTGTTTTCAAAACGTCTTATACTTATCAAATCATTTATAAACTCACAGGTGTTAAATCTACGCTGCGATTGATTTGAAAACAAATATGCATACAATTCATCATACGTGTTGCGATTAACGCCACGGTATAACGTTGTTTTTTTATCATACTTTGGCAATAGAATATACAATTGGCCTTTATAGCCTCTTAAGGAACCATTGTCCTTAATATATTCATCGACAATTAACTTTTGGAATTTTTCACGAAGTTGGTTGGCTTCAGGAGAGATAGACTTAATTGTTCTCATTGTTTTTTGCCGGTTTTTTATCTGCTGGCTCTGCAGGGGAAAAATTAATAATTAAGTTTACGAGTGTAAAGATAGTATATTATTATTACACTATGCAAGCTTTTTTAAAATTTATTTTAATTCTAAATAAGCCATAGTATAAAAATACTATCTATCAATACTTTAGCTATATGCACAGCGAAATAAAAATTCTGATGCAAGTGTGATGGTCATAATTTCTGGTGGCTGAGGCTCTCGAAGCCACCAGAAATTTGACGGCACCCGGAGGGCGACAATGCCATCAGGCGGTCGCACTTGCAGCATGATATTTTTATGAAGCTACCTTTGCAAAAGTATTGATACAAAAAAGCCCCGGGACATGGAGTCCGCAGGGCTTAGCAACATGCCGGCAATCACGGGGATGCCAGCCGCATGTTATTTCTTCTTCTTTTTGAAGGATAGCTTATAAAAAGCCGTCACTTCAAAGCTCTTATGGAATATATCATATCCGGTCTCGTATGCCCATCGGTTCTTTGTCACCCATAGAACGTTGGCCGTCAGGCCCAGTGTATTATCATCGAAGTTCACCACGCTGTTGTTCAGGCCGGCGCCCAGGTATATCTTATGGGCTGGCATCTCACCATAATTGGTGATGGTAGTATTGATCACCGTTGGCCTCCGGTTCTGGAAGGTCAGCTTGCGACTTTGCAGGCGGTTTTCCGTTACCACATCATTTACGATCACCAGGGCGCTGGTGTCGTCCTTCAGGGTATCCTGATAATAATACTCAGAATAATAGTCTGTAAGGATGGCACAGGTGTCCACATCCTTGTACTTCCACTTAGTGCTTCCTGTGTCTTTATATATGGGATATGGCTTTGGCAGCAGTACTTCATAAGGAATGCTGTCGCCTGGGATGGTATCATGGGTAACAACAGTGATCACCTCCGGCTCGGGTTCCCTGCGGCACTGCTGCAGGATGATTATTTCCACTATAAGCACAGCAATTATACTATAAGGTATGAATTTTTTCATGCCATTGAAATTAAAAAGCATAGCACTAAAATTATTACGCATATTAAGAACCAGAACGGGTTGATATCCCTTTTCCTGTCAATTACCATACTATTGCCCTTTCCCATTGTGCCGGATGGCCCTGAGCATAGTAAGGTTTTCCTGGAGCGTAGTACTCCGGGCACACATCTACATGAATAAATGTGTTTCCATCAGCCAGGTATGATTGATATCCCAAGCGAATCTTTATGCCTAACTGTTTAGCAGCCTTCACCAGTAATGATACACTGTCGTAGGTATCTCTTTCGCTGGTGGTATCAATATCTGCGGCCATACCTGCCACATGCGGGCTGGTAGCAGCTGTGCGGTACCCTGCCTCTTTCAGGTTATCCTGATGGCGTTGTGTCCTGTACATAGAATTGATAGTAACAGGTTTACCCTTTAGCTCCCGGTACTTATCCAGCACCGCAATCAGCGGCGCTGCTACAAATCCGTCATCATAGATACTATGCTCCCCGATGGCGAAAAACTTCCCGATATGTAGCTTATCTCTCGGGATATTATAAAGCTCCTGCCATTCTTCCAGTCTGATCAGTTGTCCGAGTTTGTTTATGATTTCCATGGCTATTGTTTTTTTTCAAAAATGCTTGAAACCTTTTCGTAAATTGTTTTGAAAATCGTAGAATTGGTAATATATCCCATGTTCTCAAGGATGCTCTTGAACTCAGCCATGCATATCAGCGCGCTGGCGAAGTTTACGGCCTCAAACCATGAGAACTTGATAATCTCCTTTTGCAGGAAGAAAGCCAGCACAATAGTTATCATGTAGCACAATAGTTTGGTAACTGAGTTGCGCATCGTATGGCTCGTAATCTTTATGCCTTTTTTCTTCGCGGCCCAGATCCCGGTGATAAAATCTGCAAACACGAAAATAAAAACAACAGTAACTATGGCTCCTATAGGTGCCCAGTAGGCGGTAAACCATGTGATCATAGTTGTCAGCAATCCTTTTGGGGTTGAAAGGGGTAGGAATATACTTGTCATGTAGTTGCGTAGGGTGGTAGTTTTC